TGTTTTTTTATTTGTTTCTAATATATCAAAAGGTTCTAAAATATCTTCTTGATGATTTATTTCTTGATTATTTATAGGCAGTCATGATGGACCTCAGACCCTTCATAGGCAATACCCGGATAACGGACTATTCTTTCGATCTGGCTGCTCAGATCATGTCCCCATCCATCGTCTTTTCAACGGCACAGCTGACGTCATTGTACAACTACAACATGGGCCTGTGCTCCGAGAGGACGGGCCTCTACCCGATGAGCAACTGGCAGACGCACCGGCTGTGCCTCATGAGCGCGATCGCAAGACGGCTCAAGAACACGACCATGGCGTGGCAGTGCCACAACATGTGCGTCCGCTGGATAACCATCAGCGACTGCGGATGCTGCGACGCCGCCTCGCAGGACTATCACTGGAGGGACTCGTGCCAGTACAAGGTCTACGGGTGGTGGGCGCTGGCACAGGCCATGGTCTACCTCCAGCCCATGACCAAGAAGCCCTACAAGACCTACTTTGTCGCATTCTTCCGGTGGCTCGACAAGTTCAAAACCGAGCGACACGTCGAATTCGTCCTCTCCCGTGTCCCCGCTGACGCGTCCAAGCCCCACTACAACAAGGTATTCGACCCCTCCTACGCCAACTCCATGATCCGCTCCTTCTCCCAACTCACCTCCTGATCACACCATTAAATCATTTCCAAAATGATTTAAGCATACAAAGAAATCCCTGGATGGCTAAAGACTCGATCTCTCCTTAAACGTAGTCGATGGAGGCGATGATGCCGGCGGTGAGCTGGTAGGAGCCGGCGGTTATGGTGGAGGCTGCTGCCGTTATGGTGAGGATGAAGGTGTTTGGCAGATCGGTGGGTGTTGCCGTTATCGCGGTTGGTGTGATCTGGGTGGTGGTGGGGGATGTCGCGGGGTTCTTGGTGAGCCATACAAAGGACTGGCTGGCATTGTAGGCGCTGACGGACACACCGCTCACAGTCCCCTTCTCATTGTTGGCCGGGTTGGTCGTGAAGCTCACGACAAAGCTGATGGAGGGGTTGGTGAGGGATGACGCAACGGTCAGCACGTTCGAGGTGAGGAGCAGATAGAAGCTCTTGTCCTCGATGATCTGGTAGGCGGCCGTGGGATCCGTGCCGACGGGCGTGGGCGTCCTGCCAAAGATGGGGGCACCCGTCTGGTACTTGATCGACTTGCCAATGATATAACCCGTAGGAATGGTGTCGAGCGTCGTGGGGCTGAGATCGGACTGCTGGTATGGAATGACCGATCCACCCGAAACCACCGTCGTCGTTCCGGACGACAGCTGAACCTGCACCACACTCGTCGAAAGACCCGACGAATAAGCCGTCGTCAGCTTGTGCACATTCGTAATCTCCCCAAGAGTCTGCGCATTCACACCCTCAGTGAAATATACCATCTTGTTCCTTTTTAAATAAAGTTGAGAAATTAATTTTTTTTGTTAAATTGTAGGTAGTATGGGAATAGTGAATAACAAGAGTGCTGCTCCCCCGGAGATTGAGTGCGACAAGGCGATTGAGAGGCTGGTTGATGAGATTATGAACAACCGATCCATCAATCTGTCCATGGTCCCTGATATTATCGAGAGGCGGATCTATCGGCGCCTGCTCATCCTGATCATGGGGCACATCAAGGAGACGCTCAGCGAGGTGTCCATCGATGTGCTGCACCACCGCATAACGCTTACCATAACCCCACTGGACGACGCGGTCGATCCGTCGCCCGAAGCATCATTATGATTTCTTCTTGTTCTCATGCTTCTTGAGGTGCGCCCTCATCTTGTGCACCTCCTCCCGTATCTCTTCCAGGACCGCCAGGATCTTCATGAGGGCGTGCTGATCAGCACCCCCCTTTGTCGGAGCATAAGCTGTCGCTGACGCCGCAGCGGACGATGCCTCCGATGCAAACATTTCCCTTGCCTTGGTCAGGACCGAATCGCTGACGTTCCTCAGTCGGACGCCATGGCCCTTGTCCAGCATCGACCCCAGCCTCAGCATGACGGCCTTGGCGCTGCGACCGTGCCTGGATGCGACAGCCTCGGGTGTGGCCCCGTTTTCAAACAGGTGGACCATCTGCTCCTCCTCTTCTTCACTCCACCTCTTGCCCCTATTGTCCATTTTATCCATTTTTCATCTCATGAAAAATGAACCTTAAGCCGATATCCTGTAAGCAGAAAACAGTATCTGACAATCTCGTTTCATACAGATGCAGTATTCGGACGAGGATGAAAACTACTATTCTTCATCAAATAGCCTGGACGACGACTCCGTGTCGGATGAGGATGTTCAGCCGATCCCATACTGGGACGTTGTGCGTCATGGGAGCAAGTTCGCATCATACCGGTTCGTCATTGTCTATCCGGATGGATCGGAAGATGATGAACCAGCCAAGGCCTCATCATGTGAGCCGTCAATCAGGGAAGAAGGAGCGACGATCCTGACGGTCCTACCCGGGCGGGTCCGACCCGATGATTGGGGGTGCAGGCTCAGGGCGCCGGCTCCGCCGCCGGAGAAGGTCGAGAGCACGCCCCCCCCTCCTCCATCAGATGATAGACCCGTTTGGGAGTCTCACCGGCTGCACCAATCATTGGGCATGTCGATCCCACCACCTCCTCCCGTGGAGCAGGCTCATCAGGAGGAGGAGGATTGGTGTGTCATCCGCAGCAGCAAGGGCAACAAGAGATCGCTGCTCCGCAACAACATTGCACCCATCCAGCGGAACAATGATAATACGACAGACAGGAAGGACCTGCTGTGCAAGCTATCTCATCGGAGCGGATCATGCCAACGGGCCCATAACATGTCCGAGTGGCGTCCAAAAGAGTGCCGACGGAACGCATGCCGTCAGACCAACTGTTCCATGCTCCACCCGGCCACCGAGGATCGTGTGAAACTCCTGAACCGCCTGATCGGTATCCAGGGAACATTCTATCATCAGCACGCCCAAGATTTTAAGAGGCTGTATCTGGACACCCCCAACAGGAGATCGTCGTCCGATCGACCGCCATCGAGACGCGGAAGGGGCGGCAGAGGCAGCAGGAGATGAGTCTACTGTAAATGAAAATACCTCAGCATGAGGTCCTCGTCCTTGTTCAGCGTGCTGATTGCTTCCTCATCGAACCATGAATCGGGTTTATTTGTCATGACGATGCGCTTATAATCGGGATCCGTCTGATCATTTTTTCGGATCATCCGAATGTCCCGGAAGGACACAAATTGTTGGGATAATGTCGAAAAAAAAGTGGCGAGGTTGTGATCGATCGTCGTTCCTATCCACAACACCTTCTTCGATGGACAAAGGTGATGCGATAGATCCTGGACGGCCATGTTTGCCTGGGGAAGGAATTCGTCATCCCTGGAAAAGTCAATGCCCAGATCCTCCATCCACAGGCGGGATATGATGGGGAAGGAGTCTACCAGCGGTTGGTGCTCGGAATACCATGCATAAGATATCGGGAAGGGGGGTTCGATGTAGGGAGGCCTGTCCTTGTGCCAATGAACGAAGCTGAATATCCGTGTGATGGGCGAGCGGTAGGATCCGATGATGAGGATATTATGGTGGGACGATAATCTGATTATGCGCCTGATGACGTCCCCAAAGGTTATGCGCACGCCCCCATGGGACTGTTCGGACGGATGGTCTCCTCCTATTAATTCAATCAGAGAATGAGCCGTCATGACCGAATAATTATACTTGTAAGAATGATGCACGAATGAATTGTACAAGGTGTAAGTCCCCGACTTGGGAAAGGTCAGGATCAGCACCCTCAATCGCCTCAACGTGTCGTGGTTGTATCCCTTCTGGAACAAGAGACGATCAATGATGGCATCCATGATTATGTGTATACTACATAATCATGCACATAATAATCATTACTCAAAAAAAAATCTTGACTCATTAAAAAAAATGACGTCATACGCTCCGCTCGACAACACCTACTCATACTCACCCGCCGTCCTGCGGGCGAACCCGACCCTGGCAACCCAGGTCAACCGGTTCTTTTCTGACGCGAGGCCCATCGAGCCCACCGCCGAATACCAGGTCGGCGTCCACCCCAACCCTTTTACCTATTTTGCCCTCCAGCACGGCCTCCAGGGCACTCAGGGCTACTTCCCCATCATGCAGGCCTACAACGGCGTCTGCTCCACCACCGCTATACGACCCTGCGCCGGTGATCTCCCCGATCAGACGTCATGATACCCTCCATAATCCTTCCAAAACGGTCCACATCGATGCTTCTGTCCTGCTTATTGGTATTATTGCAAAAGGCCATGATACCAGGATCGAACCGATCGGATCCCACAATCATGACGGAGGACAGGCACACGTCATGGACCGGCTCCCCGATCGCCCTGACACACACCCCGATGGCGACGTCGTCAATGACCGTCCTGTCCATCTCCTTGTCCGACATTATACTGCACAATGCGTGCGACATGGCGATAAACACCCCGGTGCAGTACCTCGTGCCGTCATGCCTGCCGTCGACGATCCCGTTGAGGGCGTCGCGCCACGATAGGGTGAGGAATGTCCCTCCATAAACGCAGGGATGCTCGGGGACGATCCCGCTCAGGATCCTGTAGGCGTGCGGTATGTCGATGCAGCAGGAAATATTGGTCCTCACGAGGTAATCGAACCGTCTGATCGATAACATGATGCGGATGGCAGTCATGGTCTTGTCCAGTATCCCGGGTATGCGCGTCTCGCACCCCCTGATGATGAGCATGTGGTTCTCCTCATCGAGCTCATACTCCTCATCGATGGGCGCCGACATGATGAAGTAGTACGATACCTTCTCCATAAGATCCGGCCGATCCTCACGGAGATGCCGGAGGTACACCAGCTGCGCTTCGCGCATACGGTCGTAGGCGTCCTCCCGGTTGTAGATGCACAGAAAGACCAGCCTCATTTTTTTTTTTTTGAGGAGGCAATCCATAAGATGCGTGCTGTCAGCGATAATGAGCCCCATAAAAATGAATATGTGTCTTGGTCATCTTAATGATTCTCCTTTGCACTAAACGGATGTTTGTTTGAAAAATCAAACAGATCATGGACGTTATCGGCATCTATTACGCCCACTTTGGGTCCGAGAACATCAGGGAGCGCAGGAGGCGCTACGCGTGCGCCCTGCTGTCCCACAAGACGGACGAGCTGAGGATGTGCGCGGATCAGATTTCCTGGTGCACCACAATCGACAAGGTGTGCCTGATGCTGAAGCACCTGGGCGAAAGACTCGACGGCCACCTGCCAGATCAGTCCGTCAGGGTCATGACGAGCACCCAACGACTCAGGACGTGCTACCGGAACCACATCTATCCCGCTGAAGTCGAGACCCCATCCTCCGCCTTTTACAAGGCAGACATCCGCCTCATCGACGCCATCCTCATCGACCGAGACCCATCCGTCGCAGAACACAACCGCACCCGCGGCGGCCACTGGCACCCCATCTCCAAATTCCTGAACACGGCTTAAGGACTTATCAGAATGACTGCCACCAATGGTTATCGTGGCAGCATCGGGGAAGAATGACGCACAAAGAACAAGGCACCAATGGCCGAGCCGATGATGAACAGCACAAACCAGGGTTGAAACCATCTGCAGATGATTGATGAGATCGAGTGGGTCTTTGTCCATATTTGTTTTTATGATTGGGAATATTTTACTCATGATTGCAAACCCTGTGCAAATCAAACCCAAATTAAACCGACTTTCATGACATTTAAGGATTCATATCAGGGTTGGAACCGCTTTAAAGCAATGACCGAAATGACTTAAAGACATGATATGTATTTAAGCCGTCTTATCAATAAATTGTAGATGGTTTCAACCCTGACTCGGATCTCCTTATCTGAGTCCTTAACTTCAAACCTACCTTTAGATAGATAAATAAGTGTCATCAGAGTCGAGTTGGGTTTCATCCGCACAGGGTTTGCTACTGATCACGATTGGATAGTTAAGGAGAAAATAGGTGGAATTGGAATGAATTCTTCATACACGAACCATATAAATACGAACCATGATAGAATGAAATAAAAAACAGGAATGGATGGGATATCCGGGATATCCATCCATTATATTGTGCGTGAAGGAGATATACTACCGCATATCGAATCATTCATAGTCAGGACACAGAGCACACCATGTCCACCAAATATCATTGATATAATTCAGTACAAGATAATGGCGGATCTTTCAAAAAATCCCAGCTTGCGTGAATTCGATTTCCCTTATCCAACCTGTCCTATCCATGCAACAATCGAGGTAAGATCACCTAAAGACGACTGACCGGTCAATTAAGCTCGTGTGTTCATAATATAAATAAATGTCCGTCGAGATGGGATTGAGGAGGGCGGGGGATGTGTGGGCCCATGTCGGGGTGTTTCGGGGCCGCCTGGATGAGGACGTGTTGTCCTACCTGCGGGGTCTGCCCATCTTCAGCCTGGAACAGGACCAGCTCGAAGAGGGAGGCATGGGTGTGTGTCGGGATAAGTGCCATCCTGTTGGTCATGTGTATCACGAGGGCTGCTTCCACTCGAGGCCGGAGACCGGCTCTCTTATGAGATTGCATCCGCGGTTCGGGTGCATGATGCCGATCCCCGCGGCTCCCGAGCCCCTGCGGGCCTTTTCAGAAGCCCTCCGTGAGAACATGAGGTCTTGGTTAGCGGAGGAGGTGCTCCCGCACACGGATCGGCACGGGGCTGGTGTGGCGATGCTCGGCCGGGTGCTGGTGCGTGGCATGGCCTTTGGCAGCGTGGCCATACAGGTGCATGCGGGAGAGGGTGTTGACGGATCCTCCATGAACTGGCACTGCGACAATGCCAACTCGCTGCTCCATCTGGCATTGGGCATCCGTGGCACGCGCGTCCTGCACTCGCTCCGTCGACAGGAGGGTGGGTCTGTATCACGAGCCGAGAGGCTCATCCCAGGGGACGTGTACATCTCCGCTCCGACGCTGTTTGATCATGCCGTCGAGTACCCACGAGCGGATGAATGGGAGGATCGTGTGATTGCCATCCAGTTCCGCCTGTTGGTGGATGAGGAGGAGAACGACGCTCTCATGAGAATAAGAGGTAATGATGATGCGACAAGAGAGTTTCTGTGTATATGGGCCGAGGCAATCGCCCGTCTTCCGGGGGGCCTCCTGCCATCACTGGATCAGGTCCAGGGAATTATGAGGAGATGGGAGGAAGCCGCCTGAATGATCGAGTGAATTCGAAATAAAACCGACACAATGGGTTTTATTTTTCCAGATAAGATTAATAATAGCTCATGGCGCCAATACCGACTGGTGTGGATCACAAACAAGAAGTCAAGTTCAAGTGTTCTCGCAGAAGCAAAATGACGATAGTTGGTGAAGAGGTATGCATCCTCTTTACCATCTTTCATCTGAGGGCCAATGATGGTTGGATCATCCTGACCACAGACGAACCGATGGAGGTGGAATCGTCCATAGATTACAAGACATATTATCGCAAATTATCCTATAATGGGCATACAATAACGATTGAATACTTGGGCACGATAGGTGGACTGACGATACACTGTGGGTCGACTCATCATCCAAAATACGAGTTAACACCAACCGACTTGGACAGAATTACGAAGGATGAGGTATCGCTATTTATAAGTGATATACTGGCAAAATGTTTCAAAGATCCCACACCGTTCTTATTGCATAAGGGAGGACTTTTTGGATTAAAAAAACCGGTCGGAGGAGAAGATGAGGTCGACGCTACACTCAGATTTATAGCAGAAGATCTGAACGATGATCTGCACGTTGAGCTGATGGGGGGAATAACATGCCTTACACCTGATGATATCAAGGAGATGTCAAGAGGAATAAAGACAATCAAGGAAGATATTATGGAGCGATAAAGACAACAAAGGATAATGATTTCGTTAATACTGATATCATGGTTCCAGATATCTGCAGTCCCCTACAGGGCTGAAACCAACCCCCATCAAACTTTAATACGGCTTAAGAACAACTTCTTAAGCCGGACTAAAGTAAGTTTTAACCCTGGTCCCTAATCGCTGAGCTGGTTGAGGTAGCTCATGTCCCAGTGGGAGATGGTCTGGGGGTCGATCTTGAACAAGCTCGGGTCATTAATCTCCCGGACGGTCTGATCCTGGATGATGTTGAACCTCTTGAGCATCTTCTTATCAAAGGCGGTCAGGGGCCGGAGCAGTCCCCAGTAGGGCCGGAGGCCGAATACGGATGCTTTTATAATGGGCACAAAGACGTCGAGGAGCTGGATGAATCCCTTCTTTGTGTTGGGGAACCGCTGGGTCTCCATGTGATGGCTCTGATTATAATCATGACGGAAGAGGTGGAATTGGTTGTCCTCATCACTCAGAAAGACCTGGTACTCGCGCCTCGACCTATGCCCGATCTTGGGGTCGTCCAAGATGAAGCTTACACCGACCTTGTGCTGAAAGTCATTGTCGGGGAATTGCCGGGTGAGATCGAAGAAGTGGCAGAGGCTCACGACCGACTTGATGTCCTTCTTGACCAGCCTGAGCGACTTGCCGAACGCCTTGTTAAAATCCTTATTGACGAGGACGAGGGAGCGGAGGAGCTGGAACTGGTTCCGGCCGCCCTGTTGATCGGGGCGGCGCATCAGCTCCAACAGGGGCACCTTGTGCCCCACCGACTGCGTCGTGCCCGTGGTCGTCGACCTGCGGAGGTGCAGCCGACGAACACCCAGGATGGCCGCCAGCCTACCCCTCGCCTCCCGACGGACAGCCGGCGTCTCGGACCCGAGAGCATCCAACATCTGCCTGGGATCCAGACGCCCCTCCTTCACCTCCAAAATAACCGCGGCTCGATGCTTCTTCGGGATCAGCCCCAGCAGCTGCTGTCGAAATGACATTTTTATCATCTAAGCAGATAATAAAAATGAATTAAATTTTCAAACCCTGTTCGGGTCAAACTCAAACTTGATGACACTTAAGGATATTTATCTATGTATCCTTAAGGTGATCCGACGAAATCAGAGTTAACCGGGGTTTGGAAATTTTTCAAGACCTGAATGGGTTCACTCGGAATCCCTCTGCTGACTTTGTCGGATCTCCTTAAATGTCTTCAAGGGTTGAAACCAACCCCCATCAAACTTTAGTACGGCTTAAGAACAAGATCGTCTTCTTAAGCCGGCCTAAAGTTGGTTTCAACCCTGAAGCCCTTGTGCGGGTTAAGTCTGGGTCAAACCGATTTTGAAGACACTCAAAGATTTACATAGGTGGGTTCGAAGACAGTGTCAGAGGAGGATGTTAGCCCGCACAGGGGTTGGTAATCGCTCAACGAGTGAGACGATTATTATTCATGGGCGTGTAGGCTTCGGAGATCATGAGGTATCCTCCGATTCGTGGTCTGGAGCACTGCCCGAGGGTTTTGGGGCATTTGTAGCCGGTGGGTTCATTCTCAAGACAGAATGGGACGCCGGGGCCGGTCGTCCTGCGCATGACGGATCCATCCGGGCACTTGCCGGATGCCGACGGCCGTGTGATCCTGCGTTCGTAATAGCACATGTCCGGCGTCGAGATATCAGGCTGTTCGCACTCCCTGGGCTTCAGTGTTGCCTGCATCCTTCTTTATGAAGAAATGATAAAAAAGATAACTCATCGGCAGAATCAGGACGAGCAGCAGCCATAAATAACGACGATTATCCTGCTCTTGGGATGGCTCATTATTATCATCTTCGACGGGCCCCTGCCGATTCTCGTCTTCCGATAACGGCCTCGATGTGCTCGAAGGAGGAGATGTCGTCTTCGGGCTTGTCTCCACCGGCGGTGCATTGAAGCATGATGTGCTCAGGGACACATCCCTTAGATTGACGTTCCCACCGGTGTTGACGATGGCGACAATGTTCTGGCAGATGTCGGGGCATTTGATGGTGGAGTAGGCGTTCTGGAGGGAGTAATCGACGATGATGCCGGGTTCGAACATGCACGGCGTGTACCAGCACATGGCGTTCCCCGACTGGGTTGCGACGCCGGTCCCGAGGACCTTGGTCGTGTTGACATAGACGTCCTTTGTTGCGCGGTTGATGCACTGGCATTCGAGGAGGTCGGTATTGTTCCTGCACGTGCTCGCATACTGCTGCCGTATGTAGGGGGCCGCGGTGTCCGTGGAGGAGACATCCAGCATCTCGGCGATCCCGGGGCAGTTGATCACATAATCGTTGTGGACCGGATTGGTGCTCGATAGCCGGGTGCACTTTGCCGACACATGATCACCTGAAAAGTCCCGGATGTAGTCCCTGCTCGGATCGGACGATGAGCCCGTCTTGAGTGGGCAGTACACACCGGGCCGATAGTCCTCGAGCGCGGTGCAGTAGGCGCCCCTGATGACATTGAACGTCAGCTTGTTGACGTCCTGGTAGGAGCCCAGGAGGCTCGATGGCGAGCAGAAGGTCCTCTGGACGGCTGACATCCGATCGGCATTCCCCACAATGTCCGTGATCAGATACGCAATGATATACACGCTCCCCGAATCCCGCACGATCGAGACCGGAGACATTCCCATGAGGGTCATGGACGACGTGGACGGCGTGATGGTTGCATAATAATAAAAAGATGCCTGATTTCCGGATATATAAGGACTCACCATTTAAATTTACGGATCGTTTTTTTTATTTGCTTGATAGCAAAATAATACGGCATGTCCTTTCCAACAGAAACATGTGTTTTTTTCAAAAATATCAATGATTATGATGTCTACTGGAAGAACAGGAAGGAAACGAGAAAATACACCAGGAACTGTGTGCCGGTCATGGAAAAACCCAGGTGGAGCACACTGATCCGATATGATACACGCCCCCGTGTCAACAGTGAGAAGATATATAAGGAGAACTCTTGTTGTCGGAATATATGTGGCAACTGCAATAATAAGGACTGTCCTGATGCGGCGAACGGGTGGTATGTGGGGTGTGTGGGCACATGCCGTGTCGGAGAAATTGCAGAGGGGAAGAAGTGCTATGTGTGGCGGACGACCACCTTGGACTGTTCCAAGAACGGTCTTCCGTGTTCGGACATCCAGACCAGCTATTGTCGTGATGCGAGCGACAATTCACTCTGCAAGCGCGTGTACTGCAATGTCGGGGAGACCCGCGACGAGTACGCCGGCTCGGAGATCTGTTTTGGGAACTGTGATAACCCGTATGTCGTCAAGAGCACCGTAACGGGCGACTCGAGCGATCGAAACACGTGCACCGCCACTCATTCGACAGCATGCCGGCCCAGGATGATTGCGGATGATTACTGTGGCGTGTGGGGAGGGGATCAGGAGCGGAGGCTGGGCTATTACGCCATCTGCCCCAGCAACATGGAGTACAAGGATTTTGATGAGATGGGATACTACAACTGCCGCGACTGCAATTCGTGCGGCGAAGGCAACGGCGGGGTCAAGTATATCGGCACATACAACCCGTCCGTCTTTGACAAGGTCGGCGGAATAGGCACCAACAAGATCATCAGGTCGGTCGAGATTGTGCGCATCGCGACAAAACAGGTGGATACTGACGGGTACGTCTTTAACAACTTCCCGAACAACCTCTTCAAGGCGACCATCGACATGACGATGATCGACGGCCTGCAGACCATGTCGATCCTCAAGGCCCTGGTTACAGAATCCGAGCCTTTCAAAAAGGCGAATGAATACAAATTCTGCAAGAATTACAACGATGTCGCCATGACCATGTGCTACTGTTATCTGTACATGAGGGTGCCCATCGGTCTCTCCTTCCAGACCGAGGTGTCCAATGTGAGTTCGTGGATCATCAAGACGTGCCCCCTCTTCTTCTACGTCACACCCACAAAGAACAAGGCGGAAACCGACATCTTTTCTGTTAACAGCGCGAGCACACGCAACACGAGGTACCGCAACACCACCGACTTTTACTGCAAAAAGACCGCTGCTGACGACGGACTGGTCCTGTACACCACCCGGACGTTCGATCCCAATGTGCCCAAGATCGGCATCACGACGACGCCCGCCACCTACCTTGTGGAGCCCGTCATACTGTACGACACCTGGAATCGCACCAAATATGACGCCACAAACGTCTACGAAAAGATTGACCCCGAGATTTCTGATAATGGCGTCTTTATGGTCATCCATGATCTCACAAACATTGTCGATGTCGCCCGCTACGGTCGCGACCGCATCGACAAGTTCAAGGAGACGATGCTGGACGTGGCCATACCGGCCAAGTACCTGGTATGGAACCAGTATGTGTATGCCAACTGGATATTGCCCCTGTTCTGCTACAACAAGGTGGGTCCGGGCGAGACGTCATCGTGCCCGACGATTGCCGATTATTCCGCGGTCGATTATTCGACCTCGGTGAGTCAGGTGCCGAGGGTGCGGCCCAACACCTGCTCCTACCTCCAGGCCGATTCCGACTGCAACAAATACCTCATGAGATTACCAAATACCGATCAGCCGGTGGCCAACAGGACGCGCACGGACAGCAATCTGGACGCATGGTCTCTGAAGTTCTGCACCGATAACCCGACTCTGTTGGAGTGTCAGTGCCTGCAGCGCGATCGGGTCGGCAGCCCGTACTATTCCTACTTCACAACCAGCAACGGCCTCCAGGTCCAGTCCAGGAATGCCGCGGGGTGCTGGTACACGCCCTGCATGGGGAGCGGCCAGAACAACATCATCGTCCCGTCCGTCTTTCGATCCGACAGGCGCCAGTGCTCCGACATCTGCTCCAACGTCATCTCCGTGACCGACACGCTCAGGGACGTGAACCTGGACACTATATCCCTTGTGAACTCTTGTATAGTGAGGACCTCCGCTCCCGTGCCGCCCACCAGTAGGCCGGTGGAAAAGCCATCATCTGATATGCCCTACAACACTGCTATGCCTGATAAGAAGCCGGTGGTATCGTCCAAGAAGGACGACGATGCATCCCCTGCCGTCATCCCCGACTCTCCGTCCAGCGACCGGGGCATCCCCAAGTGGGCCGTCATCCTCCTACTGGTGATCGGCTCCCTGCTGATTATCGGTGGTGGCGGCATCATCGCTTACCGCAACCTGAAGGTCGTAAAGAGCCCGGGGCCATGAGCCGTTCATGCCGTGGAGCACAAAGAGGTCCGGGCGCCTCAGGTAGCACATCAGGTATATCGTCTGATCATCGTCCGTCGTCCCCATCGAGTGCAGCTCGTCCAGGCACTCCTGGTAAAGATGAAAAAATTCTCCCGATAGGATCCTGGCGGGTCCCGCAAAAAAGCTGCCCGTAAAGATCTCGGGCGCCTCCACGACTATGCGGAGGATATTATCGACAGATATTGGAGGGGGATGCACAAGAAAAAAATTCATGCGGTCCGCCTCGAGCTTTGTGCTGTCGATAGGGCGGGTGGGGAAGACCGAGGGATCATTATGGAGGACGGCGTGGAAGTACCCAAAGTCCGACCATGCGATCATGTCGTCATGATCATGAACCATGCACGTGGCGATGCGCAGAAAGTCGGTCTTGCAGTGGTTGATCATGTTGTACTCCGGGTGCACATTCTCCGGGTATTGTCGATCGATGCGCTGACCCACCATCCGTCTGTAGCCGTCGGATGACATGATCGCCCTCGCCCTTCCGATCTTCGGCCACGACACCGTCTTCTCCATGAGCCACCGCTCATTGATAGGCACGACGGTGCATCCACGCCATCCCGAAGTGTCGATGCGATCATCGATAAACGCAATCACATCATACCCCAGCCGGGTGTAATTCATGAAGGATCGTATGTAATCCTTCGTCGACCTTCCGAACGCGCCCCAGCCTCCCCTGCCGATATCGTAAAACGCAGTCACAATCTTCATCCTCGCTTGTATTTTCACCATCATGACCCCTTAAGATGATGGGAAAAATGAAGGATTGTGTGAGGTGCATGTGGTTGATGCCCAATCTCATTGTTATGATGTGTGTGTGTGGAACAGGAGAAAATGTGTGGTGTTTTACGGGAGTGGCTCGTGTCGGAGGCGCCGACCCACATTTACTACGGCATACTGTCCATGGTCGGGATGCCGCATACACAGGAGCTCGTGCACTACATCCGCATGGAGGAGGCGGCGTGTGGGGAATATTCGGCATCGAGGCTGCTAAAGAGGATCCGGCACATCCGATGGATCCTCCGCTGGATGAGCGAGGACAGGAGGTGGGACAATGCGATTCTTCGAGAGGTCGCCGGTCTTGCCATGAGGGACGCACTCGTGTTTGAGTCGTAGCAAGCAAACATGGATCTTAATTTTTTTTTTTCAGATGAAAAAGAAAATGAAGGAGTGTCCACCGGGCAAGAGCCGGAATCCAAAGACGGGGAGGTGTGTCAAGGATTGTCCGCCGGATAGTGTGAGGGATCCGGCAACGGGCAGGTGCAGGATGGATCCCGAAAAGTTCAGGTCGGAACTGGACGCGATCATAAGGCAGCTGAGGAAGCCGAGGCTGGCGGAGAATGCGTCATTCAAGATTTCACACGAGAGCTGCCTGCAGAGCATACCAACGCAGAAGCTACAGCAGGAGATTGAACGACGGAAGAAGATCAACGTCCTCATCCCTCGCAGAAAGAACAAATAACATCTTAAAGCCGGGCTAATGTTGGTTTCAATCAGAAGATGGAGCTGATGATGACGGCTCGTCGGAGCATGTCTTCGGATGCTCCATTATCGACGAGATCGCCATAACAGTGCAGACACGGTGCATGGAGCGCCCAGTAGCCCTTCCTATCGGATCGTCTGTAGACGGTCCCCCAGCACGTATCTTGTGTGTTGCTCTCAAAGGCATAGTGTCCGACCCGGCGGATGTATGCATCCACATCCTCGAGGGTCGAGTCCGGCGCAAACCGGATTGTCATGGCAAATTCTCGGATGCCTTTTCTCTCCAGATGAGGGGGCAGTCGGACCTTGCGAGTCTGTCGAAAGTCGATCGACACGATCTTGGGATGCCGGAGGAGGATATCGGTATCGATGGATTCCCATACGACCTCGAGTGGACATGATGAACACTTGTCCATGATCTGGAAGGACACATAACAAAGTCAGATCTTCTCATCACACAACATTCAATAATATGCATGAGTGTCATTTTTATACTGATCATCACTGCCCCCAATCTTCTCGAATGATATACGTCCAGCTTTAAGTGTCAGATGTTTAATTCGGATATGCTCGGATCTCTGACCTTTCATACTCCAGAGACAGATTTGATGGAATCGGAAAACATTCGAAAGCTGACGCGGCTTAAGAACAACATCGTCTTCTTAAGCCGGGCGTCAGAATAGCAAGGATAAAAGGACGTCATGAGGAATAAGAGATGTAATGATGTCTCCATTCTCGTATTTTTTTTTATCTGAATTTTTTTGACTCTAAACCCTGCACGGGTTAACTTTCAAGGGAACTCCAATCACCGCATTAAGCCGGGCTAAAAGACGGTTTCAACCGTGATTAGATGAATCCTTAAGTATGTTCAAATTTATGTTCAAATTTCACCATAATGAGTGATGAAAGAGGATTATAGGCAAACACCCTGTATCAGGGTTGGAACCGCTTTAAAGCAATGACCGAAATGATTTAAAGACATATCACGTATTTAAGCCGTTTTATCAATAAACTGTAGATGGTTTCAACCCTGTGTATAAACATGTATAAATAAGATTTCTCAAGGATATTTACGAGGATGAATCTGTGGGGGTTGTCAGTATGACATGAGAGGGTTGGGGATGGTATGGTGTTTGGTGGGGTGAATTCCGGCTGTTCTGAAGGTGAGTTCGTAAATGTTGTGTTCGAGGCCGGGAAAGTATGCGTGAGGTGCGTATCTGCCTGTTTTTGTTCGATGCATGGATACGGTGATATCGACCTTGTTCATGAGGTGGTTGACGGCGGTGGGATCTGCACAGTAGTCGGTGCAGGATAGGATGCCGGATTTTTTTCCGGTGTTCCAGGATTGATATAATTCGGACACAATGGCCTCGGTATTCCTCCTGCGCTCGATTTCCAAATGATGGAGGTACAGCCTCTGACGTTCATGGGACGGGAGCATAGGTTCTCTTACTATGGGAGGGCAAGGTATGGATGAGAAGCAGCCCATGGTCTCTTATTATAATAAGGTCGGATCATTAATAAAAAAACTGAAGTGCGCCATTTTTTTTGAGAGGGTCAAATGGAAATTGCAAACATCCGCTTCTCGCTCTTGTCCGAGCAGGAGATACGGAAGATGGCGGTGTGCGAGGTGTCCAATACCAAGATGTCGGGACCAGGATCCGTGTACGACGAGAGGATGGGTGTGCTCCAGAACGGCAAGGCGTGCCTGTCGTGCGGCAGGAGCAACAAGGACTGTGTGGGCCACTTTGGCTTCATGACGCTCGCTCGTCCGATCATCCACCCGCTCTTCTTCAAGCACGTCATGAGCATCCTGAGGTGTGTCTGCGCGGAGTGCAACCGGCTGATCCTGACACCGGGCATGATGCGATTCCACGGCATCCACAGGATCACCAAGCAGCTCCGCCTGAAGAAGCTGAAGGACAAGCTGGAGAAGATATCGGAGTGTGCGCACTGCGGTGCGATGGTGCACAAGTATGTCATTTCCACCGCCGACAAGATGATATACCGGGTCATCCGTGGCGGGGAGGGCGATCGCATCCTGGTATCGGACGATCAGACGCACGCCATACTGTCGAGGCTGTCGCCCGAGGACCTGTTTTATCTCGGGTATCCCGGGACGAGGGACGGCATCGAGGGGCATCATCACCCGCAGAACATGGTGCTGACGGTGCTCCCCGTGCTCCCACCGGTCGCAAGGCCGTACATTATCAGCGATAACGTGACGTGCGACGATGATCTGACGATTCAGTACCTGGAGATCATCAAGGCGAACAATCACATCCGGAATCCGGCTTATAACGATGTGAAGAAGGCCAAGTACATCAGCCTGCTCAAATTCAGGATAAGGAGCCTGTTTGACAATTCGTCGGGGTCGTCGAAGCACAGCAACGGGCGCCCCCTGAGGGGGATCAAGAAGCGTCTTACGGGGAAGGAGGGCCTCATCCGGAACAATCTGATGGGGAAGCGTGTGGACAAATCGGCACGCTCGGTCATCGGACCCGATCCGACCCTGAGGACGGACGAGATTGCGGTTCCGAGGGAGATCGCCAACATCCTGACGAGGACGGTCCCGGTAACCGAGGTCAACCGTGACGAGATCATGAGGTGGCTGGAGATGGATCTGGTCAACTACATCATCCGCCGGGACGGCAACACGAGGATCAATGTCAAGTACGCATCCTACAAGCACCAGGTGCGTCTGATGAACGGCGACTGGATACGCAGGAGGGGGGAGAAGCGGCTGCGGTTCGTGATGAAGGACGCCAACTCGGTCGTCCTGATGGAGGGCGACTCGATATTCAGGGACGGCGAGTGGATCCAGGGGGTCCCCGAGACGATCAGGCGCCCTATATCGGTCGAGGTTGGGGATGTGGTGGAGAGGAGGCTCGTGGACGGCGACATTCTGCTGCTGAACCGGCAGCCGACGCTGCACAAGGGCAGCATGATTGCGCAGAAGATACGTGTCATGGACTGCAAGACGATCCGGCTCAACCTCGCAACGACCAAGACGTTCAATGCCGATTTTGATGGGGATGAGATGAACCTGCACTGCCCCGCATCCATCGATGCCGAGACCGAGCTGCGCCTGCTATCGTCGCTCCCGAATCATCTGATCAGCTGTCAGTCGAGTCAGCCCATCATCACCATCGTCCAGGACTCGCTGACGGGTGCGTACCTGATGACGAGGGACGACGCATGGATGACCCGGGACGAGTTCTTCCGGTGCATGACGGTCATCCGACGTTCGGGTGATCTTATGGGTGTCCTGGGGGAGAGGACGCGGCTGTGTCATCTGAGGGATGATGGGAGGATGCACGGGAGGCTGCTGGTATCGCTGCTCTTTCCCAAGGGGTTCTATTACGCGTCAGGGGGGGTGGAGGTGAGGGACGGTGTGTTTGTATCGGGTGTCCTGACGAAGAAGCACCTGGGCGGGAGCTCGACGAGCATCATCAAGTGCCTGATTACGGATTACGAGGATTCGGACATTTGTGTGCGCTTTTTGGATAATATCCAGTTCCTGACGCGCGAGTTTATTCTGATCAGGGGGTTCAGTATAGGCCTCCGGGACTGCATGATATTCGACAAGAAGGATCAGATCGACGATGCGATCGACCGGTCGTTCGTCAAGGCGTCGTCGATCGAGGAGTCGATCCGGGATCCGATGATGAGGGAGACGTTTGTTGGGATGGCGCTCTCCAGTGCGAGGGATACCGGGATGATGATTGCCCATCGTGCGATGGATCCGTCCAATAACTTTATCACGACGGTAACGAGTGGTTCCAAGGGCGACTACTTCAATATCGCCCAGATCACCGGCGTCGTGGGGCAGCAGTACCTGGGCGGCAACAGGATCATGGGGTCGGTGTCGCAGCAGGAGAGGACCCTGCCCCACTACCCGTTCGAGGCAGACGGCATGTCGCTGAACGACCATTACGAATCGAACGGGTTCGTCCGGCACTCGTTCGTCCACGGGCTCAACATGCGCGAGTTCTTCTTCCACTCCATGACGGGCCGCGAGGGCGTCACCGACACGGCCATGAAGACGGCAACCTCGGGCTACATCCAGCGCAGGATGATCAAGATCGCCGAGGACATCAAGGTCAATTATGACGGGACGGTCCGCAACAGCGTCGGCAACATCATCCAGTTCCATTACGGTGGCACCGGCCTCGACCCCGCCAAGACCATGGGCGCCGATAGCGCCTGCCCCTTCGTTAACGTCAGACGCCTCGTCGACCGACTCAACAACTGATGCTTAAGGGCTGAGTGGATAATGTCATTAATTGGGATGTTGATGAGATTGTGGTGGCTGATGCTGCTGATTGATGGGAGGAGGGGGTTCATCCCGATGCTGCCGCCGCCATCGTTCGATCGGTTGGAGGGGAGGTGGCGTCTGGTGGAGTTCAACAAGGCGGGTGTGGAGAAGAGCCGGATGGACGAGTACCGGGACATGATCCTGACGGTGGGCCCGTCGTCCGATGACGCCGAGAGCATGTGTGCGAGCGTGGAGCTGCACGGGAGCTTGGTGTCCGGATCGATATGCAGCGGGGGGAAGAGGGTCGACCGGATCATGATCCGGAGGCCGCCGTCCAAGACGCCCCACTTCAAGGATATGATGAAGCTTCTCCCGAGGGTCATTGATATATCCAGAAGGGGTCTGGACGTCAGCGTCAATGTCTCACCCGACGACGTGCTGCGGGTCGAGATCGTGGAAGACACACCCCCGCTCATCCTCTTCTTCGAACGCATCGATCAATCACTTAAGTGCGAACAAAATGAATAAATCAAAAGAGAGATGTGGGTGGTGTGCTTGTACAGCAAGTATTCAGAAAAGTGTGTGCGGTTCTTTGAGGATATGGCGTACATGAGGGGCATCAGGATGGTATGCGTCGATCATGAGGACGCCAGGTCTCTGGTGGAGAGGGATTCGCCGGGCTACAGGGTGGAGCGTGTGCCGTGCATCCTGGCGTTCCACGAGGACGGCCGGATGGACAAGTTCGAGGCGGAGGATGCGTTCGAGTGGCTCGAGGACAGGAAGCGGAGGATGTGCCGATCATCGGAGCGGATATCGAGGATAACCGAGGTCATGACGGAGCCGCCGATGGTGGCCGCCGCACCCGCGCCGCTGGTCGATCTGGAGGAGATTGTGGAGAGGACGCCGGGCGATCCCGTCCCGATCGATGTGCCGATCACGGAGCGATCGGCGACCGAACAGGCGGCCTCGATCAAGAAGAAGGAAAGCATCATGGCGACCGCCATGAGCATGGCGAAGCAGAGGGAGGACGAGTACGAGTCCAAGGATCCCAAGAGGTTGGCGGCCGAGGCCGCGGCCCGACAGCAGCAGACGACATCATCCTGATTAAAAAAAATTGAAGTTCAGCACGATCATGGAATCTAATAAATCTGGTGTAAGGAAAAAAAATGTCCTGCACGATCTGTGTGGAGGAGTTTAATCTGTTGAAGCGCAGGAGGGTGGAGTGCTTCCGATGCCATGAATCGGCGTGCTCGTCGTGTGTCGAGACCTACCTGCTGAGCAAGTCCGATGATGCGCACTGCATGTTCTGTCGCATCGAGTGGGACAGGATGTTTCTGGGGTCGGTCCTCCCGGGCACGTTTGTGCACAAGGCGTACAAGACGCACAGGGAGACGATGCTGTTTGAGAGGGAAAAATGCCTCCTCCCCGGCTCGATGGCGATGGTGGAGTCCGACGCCAGGATCGAGGAGATGCACACGGAGTTCAGGCAGGTCCAGTCGCGGATCTTCCAGCTGCAGCGCACGCTCAACACGCTGAATGCCCGGATGGAGCGCGAGCGGAACCGCAAGCACCAGATGATGATCGGTCAGATCCCCATGGGCGATGGTGGAGCCCAGGCGGCAGCCGCGGATACCGAGCGGGTGCACTACAGGAGGCCTTGTGTCAATGAGAGCTGCAACGGCTTCATCAATTCTCGCACAGGAGAATGCCTGTCGTGCCACAAGACGACGTGCGTCAGGTGCAATGTCATTATGATGCCCGAACAGGAGCATGAGTGCGGGAAGGAGGATCTCGAGGCATGGGAGATTATCAGGGGGACCACCAGGCCGTGCCCGGGGTGTTCGACACGGATCACCAAGGTGTCGGGGTGTGCACAGATGTGGTGCCCGCAGTGCCACACGGCCTTCAACTGGAACACCGGTCAGATCGAGACGGGACCGATCCATAACCCGCACTATTACGAGTGGATGTTCAGCGGGAACGGCGGGGGCCCTCCCGTGCGCAACCCGTTTGCCGATGCGTGCAATGACGGGGTCCTGCCCGGGATACGCGAGGTGCTGAACCGCATCCGGACGGGTGAGCGGTCGGGGATCGACAAGACCATTTGTGATTTCCACAACAAGGTGCAGCACATACGGAGGGTCGTGCTCCGGACCGACGAGGACCTGCGAGAAAAAATGACCATGAAGAGGAACGAGCTCAGGCTGTCATTCCTCAAGAACAAGATCGATGAGCAGACCTTCCGTGTCAAGATCCAGCGCGTCGACAAGGAGGAGTCCAAGAAGAGGGAGTACAACCGCATCCTCGAGACGTTCACGGTCGTATGCTCCGACCTCTTCCGACAATTCACCACATCCACCACATTCCCACAAAAAGATCTGTGGAACGCCATCAAGAATGCACGGAATATAACCAATGACGCCATCGGCCGCCTCAACCACTGCTACCACTCCGACCTGATGGGCGTGTGATTCATTCATGCGATTTAGTGGTGCTGTAAGAATATATCTGCGAATCTGGTATTACGAATCATAGGAATATATTCGTAATTATTCCCCGGAACAAACCAGTTCACGGATCCAAACCCTGTGTGCAGGGTTGGAACCGCTTTAAACCAATGACCGAAATGATTTAAAGACATATCACGTCTTTAAGCCGTCTCATCAATAATCTGCAGATGGTTTCAACCCTGCTTGTGTGGGTCAACTTTGGATCTTCTCGGATCCGATCGAATCTCCTTACGTGTCTTGAGAATCGAGTTGGGTTTAATCCGGATCTGATCCGCAGAGAGTCTGTAGTGTGCGGTGCGATTTTCCGATGCAAAAAATATACGCATAGATAAATTTTCATCCCACCTTCACAATGCCTCCCTTCTTTTCTTCTTTAACGGGTCCTACGGGTCCTACCGGTGCCACTGGAACAGGTGGGAGTACTGGCAGGATCGGCCGTCCCGGGCCTCCCGGGCCCCCCGGTCCCATCGGTCTGAGGGGTGCGAGAGGGCCTCCCGGTCCGGCCGGGACTGCCGGTGCGACCGGTGCGACCGGCTCCCTCCGGGCGGCGGGGGGGGGCCGGGCCGCGCCGG